CTCTTTTTCTTCCTTATTAAGGATAGCAATAGAGTATGCCTCACCTGAGGTAAAAGTAACATCACCAGAACCAGCAGCGATAGTCGTTGCACTTGGAGTTAATCCAATATAGGTGATTTGTTCTTGAGCAGGACGGAAAGATTCTCCTTTAAAATTACTAACTCCTGTACCAGAGATAGGAAGAGAAATGATGCTACCAATTTTAGCATTTGAGCTATTGGTAACTTTTTGAGCTAAGTAAATAGAAGGAGCTGTCGCAATAGTATCTGAAGTGGTTAACTCTACGTTTTGGTCAGTAAACGGAACAATGGCTCCGTCTGTTGCATTTGCGATAGTTACACCAGATGTTGATACAGCTACGTCTTTACTTATTAAAAGTCGATAAACTTTGTTAATTTGCATTACGTTAAATTTTTATTTTATTGTTGTTGTAAAACTTTTTGTTGATATGTTTGACTACGAGGTGACTCAATTATATCAAGAGCAATATTAACAGCTATGTTAACAATTTCTCGTTGAGCCTGTTCGTTTAATTCACAATCAACGCCATCTAATACTACACTAAGAGGTCCAGTATAATTATTGTTCTGAGCAATAAAAGTTTGTCCTGCGGTGATTGTGCTGCCATTATGAACAATGGAACCGCTTGTAACCTTATATCTCTTTCCAACAATTAAATTAGAAGTGCCTATTATAGTATCATCTGAATACTGCATAACTTGTGGTTGACGAACATACCTTAAATAGTAAGTATTTATAGTAAATTCACCAAAAGTTAATGCTTCGATTTTATTGTTTGCCATCAATCTAACGCCAAAATTGTCAGTGGCGGTAGGTTTATTAAAAGGGTCTTCTTTTAGTAATAAGTATTCTGCATGTGTAATTCCTACAAAACCTCTACGGTCTGTGGTGTTGTTACCATTACAATCTACGTATACTATTTCAGCTTCCTCTTGAAAAGGATATAAATAATCTGATGGTAGATTATAAAAATATCCGTTAGGTTTTACTCCAGCCTGAGTAGAAGAAAGATTTAATGATGTATCACCTGTTGTAATCTCTTTCAAATCATCGATTCGTTTTTGAGTTTCTTCAAATGATTCATTATAACCCTCATGTCCTTGTACTCGTTGCTTGATAAATACATTTTGTGCATCATTTAAAATTAAATCAATTTCATCTGCTGTAATATTAGAATAGTAGTTATTATCTAACCTATCTAATTTTACTCTAAACATATAATGCAAGTCTTGTATTTTCATTAACTAACTGAAGCTGATTGTTGTAATTTGTGTTCTAATGCTAATCTTAAATCTGCTGATTTTGGATTTTTCAATTTGTTAATAGTAAGACTAATGTCTGCTCCTAACATATCTTCTCCAAAATAGTATGCACCGTTTTTAATTGTTATAATACGATATTGCACACAATCTTCAATTAAGATTTTAAGTATTTTATTTTTATCTTCGTATAACTCAACGAAGCTTTTAGCGTCTTTGTCAGCTTTATCTTTAAGTGTTTTCTTAATTACTGATGGTGACATATTACGTGTACGTAAACCATACAATTTTAAGAAATTAGCTCTTTCTTCTTCTGACATTTCTTTGATGTAACTATAAGCTGATAACTCGTAGTCAAACATCTTATTATCTTTTTCTGCTTCCACTTCTTCGTTATACATAACAAACACTGAATAAGGTTTGATTGTATCTGTTGAAGTAGCAATTTCAGATTTAGTTGCTAATACAATAAATTGTAATTCTTGAATAGGGTCACTTAAATCTAAGATAGTCCCTTGGTCATTTAATACAATTTTGTATTCGTGCCAAAATTTAGAATTTGGTGATAAATCTACCCCTAACTTTTCTCCTAACTCAAATTCTTTTTCTTTTGTTAATCCTGTTACAATTTTACCAGTAACTGGATGTAGCCCTACAGTATAGATTTTAGTCGTATTTGGCATTACTGTGAACTGATGTCTACCTTTTGGCGGTAGTGGCCTTACGTGTACTTGCATAAATTTTTATTTCATTTCGTTATATCAAAAGTGGGTTACCCCACCTTTGCTGGATTACTCAGCAATATCCAGAATTAATTCTCCACATGAAAGTGGGTTAACTACTTTGATTCCTTTTTCACCTAAGAAGTGACAAGACCATCCGTCAATAGCATTTGAACGCATTGTGCTCATATAACCTTTAACGTTGTCTGCACCCATAGCACCACCTGGAGTTTGAGAACCCGCAGTGTACCATGTTAACAATGAACGGTCGATTCCATCAGCTCCTTTAGCAACAACTGATACGTTAGATTCTCCACCATACATACCAAAGTCTAAGATAGTACATCTGTACGATTCTTGAGGCTTTTTAGTAATAGGGTGTAATTTTCTATTCGATACTTTATTGTCATAAAGTGGGTTATGGATTAAAGTTAACTCAGTACCATTCAAACCACGGTATGTTTTGAACTGTCCACCAAGCACTAAATCTTGACCTGAACCTGATACGAAGTGTGTATCTACCAAAGTAAATCCATTACTAGCTAATGAGTTTTTCATTGCTTTATGGAACTCTTCGAAGAACCAGTATCCACAGAATCCTACAAATTTAGTTTGTTCAGCATCACGAGCATTTTCCATCAAATCTACTAAGAACTCACGAACGATTTGTTCAGTAAGAGTTGTATAAGTACGTTTGTTTGAAGGAGCGATTTGCTCAAGAATACCTGAACCCATAAATACAGGACGTCCGTTAGCACCAGGTAAATGTACTTGACCTTGAGGGTCTTTATTGTATTCAGAATACCAAAGCATACGCTCACAATATTCATTCCATTTCAACATGAACTGATACTCTTTTTCGTACATCCAAAGCATAGAACCTTTTTTATCAGGTCCACCTACTTGAAGTACCATAACATCAGTTTGTGCTCCACCACTCATAGAGAACTCTCCACGCATAGTAGTCATTTGGTTTTCAAACCAGAATGGAGTAGTTTCGTAATCAGAACCACCTTCTGAGTTTTCTTCAAAAGCAGAGAACTCTTTAGATACTTCTTTTCCAGATACTAAATCAGTAGGGTCTACGTAGCTCGCAGGGTCTGGGTTGATTAATTGAAAAGTGTAGATATATTCAGCACCATCTTGAACAGGGTCAGTTTGCACACGAACTAATGTTCTTGAGTGTGTTGCTAATACATCCCCTAAAGCAAAAAGCTTTTCAGCCAACTTTACTTGGAATGTAGTTCTGTTGATACCTGGAGTTGAACCACCGTTAACTAACGATGTGATTGCTACAGCTTTTGTAAGCAAGCCCATTAAAGGCCAGCGAAATTCTCTGTTTCCTATGACTTTATGTGTAGAAGACATACGACCCATACCTTGTGTCAAATATGACAATGCATATTTTTTAGGACCAAAAGCATAAGCGAGTGTTTTACTAATTTCAGGCATAGTCAAAAGAGCTGTTGCCAAGTTGTTTTGCTCGGTCATCCCAGCATTCCATTTGGCTTTGGTAAATTGTAAATTATTAATACTCATTAACTATTTGTTTTAGATTTTTTTATTTTAATGTATTGGCAGCACAAAATTTTTAAAATCTGGTTTATTATTTGTTTTTATATCATATTGTGAACTTTTAGATGATTTAGCGTTAGTATCAGTAAAACGTGTAATTGCTTTCTTAACATCTTTAACAGTTTCAGTTTTTACTTTCTTAACTACATTTTCAAATTTAAAATCTTTAAATGCAGCATACGCTAACCTAAGAGACGCTTCTTTATCCATATAAAGCTTTTGTAATGCAGTTAAACCATCTTTACCAGGTTTAGACATATACTCATAAAAAGCTTGTTTATCTTTATCAGCAATTGGAAATCCACCAATCTCTTTAGAACTTGTAATTGTGTTTTTAATATCTGTCCAATATTCTTGAACTTGAGCTTCACGTTGTTTAGCAGCAGTTTCTTGATTCTTTAAAAAGTTTTGTTTATTAACTTCTTCAATTTTAATCAATTTTTTCTGTGCAGACTTTGCTTCTTTTTCTAAGATACCAGCAGACTCATAACTTTCTAATTTATCAGCAATTTCTTCTTTATCATAATCCTGAGATTGTAAGAAAGCTTCTAATACTGCTTTTTGGTTATTCTCATTATCTTCAATATCCAAAGAAGAAAATGGAGTTGATTCAAGGAAAGTTTTTCTAAACTCTTCTACTTTACCACCATTACGTAAGTAATCGTATAAATCACCTACTAAACCATCACCCATTCCTTTAATACTTTCTACTTCTTGTTCAACTGTTCCATGAACAATATCTTTTAAGTAGTTCATTAAACCTGGGATACCTTCTTCAACTTCATCAAATTTAAAGTCGTCAATACCTAGTTCTTTGTTTAAAGCGTCGTAGAATGGCTTTAAGGATTCATCTTCATCATCTGTAGAGTTATCCTCAG